CCGTAGAAAAAGTTAACGCCGAGTTCGGCCAGGGTGCTACACTCTTAGCCGGCGAGGCTTTAAAGCGTGGTATGATTGACGCTATAGCAGAACCAACGCTTAAGGCCGTTAAGAATACCAAATCAACCACCGCCCGCAGCGGCGGGAATCAACCGGAGGCCGGATATATGGACCTTAAAACACTAAAGGCCCAGCATCCCGACGTATACGCGGCGGCGGTGCAAGAGGGTACAGACCAGGAGCGCGACCGCGTTACCGCTCATTTAATTATGGGCGAGAAATCGGGCGCTATGGAAACCGCCAGTAAGGCGATTAAAGACGGCGAGGCTATGACGTCTACGCTACAGGCTACCTACTTAACTGCAGGTATGAACCGTAGCGACGTTAGCACCCGCCAGGAAGAAGACGCGGCAGCGAGCGCAGCAGATAACGCCAGCGCAAGCGACGACGGCGCGGACGCTTCCGATAACGTAGCTAGCCTGGTCGAAGCTCGACTCGGCGTAACAGGGGAGTAATAGACCATGGCTAACTCAACTATTACTAACGTAGATATCGGTAACGTCGTCCTGCAGGACGCCGACTTCCGCGACGAGCTGCTTACTTTTGGCGGCGCGGGTACCGTACTGGAAGGTACTATCCTGGCCCGCGATTCTGTATCGGGTAAGCTGGTCCCATTTGTTAAGGGCGGCAGCACCAACGAAAACGGAATCCCGAAAGCTATCGTAACGTACGACGTAGTGGGCGCTGGCGCCGGCGACGTTGCTATCCGTGCGGGCGTAGCCGGTAAGTATCGTAAAGAACGCCTCGTTATCGACGCAGACGGCGACGCCTCGAACGTCGACGACGTGGTTATCGACCAGCTTCGCGACTATGGGCTCGTGCCTATTGACGTGCAAGAGCTGGGCATTTTAGACAATCAATAAGGAGCGCTAACCATGAGCGGTAATACTACAAAGCGCATGATTCGCGCTTATCAGCAGATGGCCCAGCCTATGCTATTTTTGTCGGGCCTGTTTCAAAGCCCGCCGGAAAACTTCCACACGTCGGAAGAAGTCGAAATCGATATCGTACGTAGCGACGAAGATATCTCTATCGTTATCCAGGACTTAAGTACCGGGTACCGAATGAATTCGGACGACTTGTATACCAACAAAGGGTTTAAGCCTCCGGTCCATAAGGAAGCTATCCCTATTAACTCGTTCGACCTGCTTAAGCGTATGCCAGGGCAGAACCCTTTCGAGTCGCCGGACTTCCGCGCTAACGTCATTCTGCGAATGTTTAACGGTATGACGAAAATCGAGCGTAAAATCCGACGTTCTATCGAGCTGCAGGCCTCCCAGGTATTGCAGACTGGCGTAGTAACGCTTACCGATATCAACGGTAACGCGCTCTATACGCTGGACTACAAACCGAAGTCGGCGCACTTCCCGACAGCCGGCACGGCTTGGGACCAGGCAGGCGCGGACCCAGTGGGCGATATTAACTCGCTGGCCGAAGTTATTCGCGGTAACGGCCTGGCCGACCCGGACCAGCTTATTATGGGCGTAGACGCTTTCGAAGCATTCATTAAGAATGCAGACGTACAGAAGCGTTTCGACACTCGCCGCTATGACCTGGGCACTATCGCGCCTATGGAAATGCGCGGTAACGGCGGAAGCTATCGCGGTACGGTCGAAATCGGTAACTACCGCTACGACGTGTGGACTTATGGCGGCCGCTATAAGAACCCGCAGACGGGCGTATCTACTCCGTTTATCGACCCGGCGAAAGTTGTCGTACGTGCTTCTTCTGGTCGCCTGGACGCTACCTTCGGCGCTATTCCGAATATCGGCGCGCTTATGGGCTCCGGTGCGTCTCAGTTGTTGCCAGAATTGCCAAGCCGCGTAAGTAACGCAGCGGGCGGTATGGACCTGTTTACGAACGCCTGGACCTCCCAGGATGGCGAGCAGTTGTTCGGCGGCGTCGGTGCGCGTCCGCTGATGATTCCGACCGCTATCGATACGTACGGCTGTTTAGATACTGGCCTGTAAGTTTAACGGCGCCTTTCGGGGCGCCAATAACCTAAGAGGGTGATACGATGCCAAGTAATGCAGAGTACACGAAACAGGCCGAAGAACTGGCCGAAGAACTGGGCCTCGAAATCAGTACCGAAGGCCTAAATAACGAAAAGCTGGCCGCGCTGGTCTCTGACCTGAAAGCGAAGAAAAAAGACGCGGAAAACCAGGCAGCGGAAGAAGCCGAAGCCCGCGCCGCCGCAGAGCTGGAAGAAAAGGCGAAGGAAGACTCCGCAGCCGCAGCACTGAAAGCGAAGCAGGACGCGGAAAAAGCTAAGGCCGAAAAAGCCGCTAAAAAACCACCGTTTTACGTTATGCCAGGTAAGGCTATTACCAGTAAGCGCGGCGTATTGTCGGATGGCGACGAAATTAAGGCGGAAGACTTGGCCGGCGGTAAAACCGCCCTCGAAGCCTTCGTTAAATCGGGCCACGTAGGTAAGGGCGAATAATGAGCCTACGCCAGTTAGCCGAAGCCGACCTCGGCGTTATCCTTGAGGATAGCGCTACCGGTTTCGGCTGGCCTATTTCAGTTACGGACCCGGACGGGAACGTCGGGTCGCTTACGGGTTTCTCGGACGACATCGCGCAAGTTATAGACCCAGATACCGGGCAAGCCGTAAGCGGGCGCCTAGCGTCCGTAGCGCTCCGTATATCGTCGCTGGCTATTGCCGGCCTAACCCTACCCCGTGGAATTGCCGACACTTGCTCGAAGCCGTGGGTAGTAGAGTTTAACGATATTAACGGTAACGCCTTTAAATTTAAGGTATCGCAGTCGAACCCGGACCGGGCGCTCGGCCTCGTTACTTTGCTTTTGGAGCTTTACGAATGATAGCCGAGCTAATCGATAAACAGGATAATTTCGAGGTCGTCCGGGACGAAATTGCGGCTATCCTGGTTACGGAAGTCGCTAGCCAGATGGCATTAGCGACCGCCGGCGGGAAGGACCCGAACGACTGGAAGCTCCGCGTATATGCCGAACGCTCTAACCCATGGGAAGCGCTGCTTAATGAGCAGACCGACCGCTCGCCGATTGTTAACGTATGGTTCGATAATTCTAACTTCGACCCCCGCGCCAGCAATAGTGTAGAACGCCAAAAAGCGGAAGCCGTTTTTAATATCGACTGCTACGGGTACGGCATGAGCCAGGACGTAGTAGGCGGGGGCCATAAAGCCGGAGACCAGGAAGCCGCTATCGAAGTGCAGCGAGCGTTACGCCTGGTACGTAATATTTTAATGGCGGGCGAATATACCTACCTGGGCCTTCGCGGCCTCGTGTGGTCTCGCTGGCCTCAATCGGTTACTATCTTCCAGCCAAATATAGACGCGCGCCAGATGCAGCAAATAGTAGGCGCTCGACTTGCGTTTCGGGTAGTATTCAATGAATTCTCGCCGCAGGTGGAAGCGGAAACGCTCGAACTTGTTTCGGCGAAAGTGAGCAGGTCGGAGGACGGCGAAGTCGTCGTTAACGCCGACTACGATTATACATAACGCCATATAGGAGATTTTTACCATGGCTATAAGTTCAGCGGTCGACGCCTCCGCAGTGGCGCGAGTAGTCGGAATTAAAACCGCCTTCAAAGACTTGCGCGGCGGCGGTATCTTGTTCCTCCCGCAGCGTATCGCGGTAGTGGGCCAGGGCAATACAGCCGCCACTTACGATACGACTAAGCGCCAGGTTACAAGCGCAGCAGAAGCGGCCAGCCTTTACGGTTTCGGCTCCCCTATCCATTTGGCATTACGCCAGCTTTTCCCGACCAATGGCGACGGCGTGGGAACTATTCCGGTAACGGTTTATCCACTCGACGACGACGACGTTAGCGGCGTAGCTGCAGCGGGGGATATCACCCCGAGCGGCGCAGCGACCGGTACGGCTTCGTTTCGCGTCCGCGTTAATAATATCGACTCGGAAGACTTCGTCGTTAGTAATGGCGATAGCGTAGCCGATATTATTACGGCCATGACCGCAGCTATTAACGCAGTCCTGGAAATGCCAGTTATTGCCACGGATGCCACGCCGGGTACGTCCACGGAAGTGGGCCTTACGGCTAAATGGAAGGGTACCAGCGGTAACGACCTGGTAGTCGAAGTAGTCGCCACCAGCGAAGATAATAGCGGCGTCTCGTATGCTATTACGCAGCCTACCGGCGGCCTCGTTAACCCCGACGTACAGACCGCGTTAGACCAGGTCGGTAACGTATGGGAAACTATGGTCCTTAACTGCCTGGATATCGCAGATACTACCGCCCTGGAGGCTTATAGCACTTTCGGCGAAGGTCGCTACGGCGCCCTGGTCCGTAAGCCTTTGGTAGTCTTTACAGGTAATACCGCGACCACGGTAACCGCCGCGACAACTATCTCGGACGCCCGTAAAACGGACCGCGTTAACTCGCAACTCGTGGCCCCAGGCTCCGATAATTTACCGTTCGTAGTTGCGGCGCGCCAGTTGGCCCGTATTGCTAAAGTAGCGAACAATAACCCGCCGCAGGATTACGGCAGCCAGGCGGCTACCGGACTCGTAGCAGGCGACGACGGCGACCAGTGGACCTACGCGGACCGCGACGCAGCCGTTAAGAAAGGTAGCTCGACCGTCGAGGTTAAGGACGGCGTCGTTAATATCTCCGACGTTATTACCTTCTACCACCCGAGCGGCGACCCTATCCCAGCGTATCGTTACGTAGTGGATATCGTTAAGCTGCAGAATATTATTTTTAACCTGGACCTTATCTTCGCTACTCCGGAATGGGACGGCGCGCCGTTAATCCCGGACGACCAGCCTACGGTTAACCGTAGCGCGAAGAAGCCGAAAGCCGCCGTAGCTGCAGTATGCGCTATGCTGGATAGCCTGGGCCTTAACGCTATTATTAGCGCCCCAGAAACGGCGAAGGAAAACACATTCGCAGCAATCAACGACCAGAACCCTAAGCGTCTGGACGTGGCTACGACCGTGCAATTAAGCGGGAATACGAATATTATATCCGTAGACCTTAACTTCGGCTTCTACTTCGGCCAGGCGACCGTAGTAGCATAATTGGGAGGGCCTTAAAATGGCAGCAGTTGGCGGCTCTATTGAGTCAGTAACACTAGACGGCCGTATCTTTCCGGTGGCGGCCGATGCGGAAGCCCAGCGAAAGCTAGGCGGATTCGAAAACGAAGTCCAGGCGAACGGCGACGGCACGGCGCGACTAATTAAGACGCGCGTACCTTTGTCTATCGACGGGCTTACCGTTGAAGTCGACGACGACCGGGGAGACCATGAGTTCCTACAGGAGCTTTCGAACCGTAACGACTTCTTCCCCGTGGCTATTACGTACGCCTCGGGTAACACGTACCAGGGTACGGCGCAAATCGTAGGCGAGACGCAAGCGTCTAGCCAGAACGCGACGGCGTCCGTATCTCTAATGGGTCCTGGCGTACTCACTAAGCAGTAACCAGGCATAAATAGGGCTTTGAGCTGCGCGGGCGCCCTATCCCTTCACCCGGTTAGCGCCGGGGCGCGGCACCACTTTTTAAGAAATAGGGCTTAAGATTATGAGCGATAAAGTAGCGAAAGAAGTAGCCGAGCAGGAGTTCCAGCGTTTTGTAGATGCTATGGACCTGGACGTCGACCCGGCGGATATGGACGAAGACGATAAAAAGGGCTTCCAGCAGCAGAAGGACCGCGTAATCGCGGCGATTCAATCCGGCGCCCTGGTCGTTAATGATAAAGGCGAACCGGTCTATACGCCGCAGCGTACGAAGGACGCCGATACTATCACGTTCCACGAACCGACCGGCGCCTCGCTTATGGCTATGGACCGTAAGAAGAAAAGCGAAGATATCGGCAAGCTATACGCAGCCATGGG